TGTCCTTTTGGGCGTCGGTGAGCATTAGGAACTTGGTTTCCACCGATGTGAACCGTGGTTCAGGCTGTGGGTTTAGCAGGTAACTTGCAGCTGTGTTTATGGCCGATTGTTCGTGGAGCAGGCTGTTTAGAATGCTGCTGGTCTGAATAAAATAGGTTGCAATGGAGCCTGCGTTTGTGGCGGTTGCGGTTTTGCCGTCTAAGCCTGTAACCACAGACCTGTTGATTACTTCGTTCGCCTCAAACGAGATGCCAAGACCGTCATAATTGATTTCGGTGCCGTCGTCGTGGAAGTCTGCTACAGACGCGCTAAGGGTTGTTCCGATGCGTTCCTGAAAAGTGAGCGTGCCGTCCCTCGACATAAACACACGACCAAACTCTGCTGTCTCATTAATTTGGGTTATGTATTGCAGCACGTTTGTTCCTGCCGGCACGTTGTAGTTGCTGTCGTGACCAAGGTTGACTGTGCCTGTTGCGATGTTGCGTTGTAGCGCAGGAAAATCTACTTCTGGTAGATCGAGCACGGTTTCTATGCGTTCGCCTGATGTTTCGGCGGTGACGTTTAATTCGTTCATATAAGTCTGTGCCAGCAAATAGAACTGGTCAGCGCAATAGACGGTCACGGTGTCTAAACCGCCAAGCGCAAAGTTGTAGTCAAAATTGACAACGAAACCAGAAAAGATGTATTCAGGTGTGTCTGTTTGGTCGTAGCGGATGAGCTGCACTTTACGCATAGGTGCAAGACCTGGCTTAGATTGCGGCGTGTCGTAATACGGGCTTTGGTCATCAAACGGGTTGAAGATCCCATCCACGTCGCGGATAGTAAACGTCATTGTGCCTGCGCTGAACTGATCACCAATGTCTCGACGACCGCGCCTGACATTTATTTGCGTGGTGTCTGCCATGACGTTGGCATATTCGGTGTTTCCGTCAAGCACAAACGTGGTGTTATCAAGAACTCCAGCGGTTACGTTATCTAAACGAAACGAGTTGACAATAAAACCTGTTTCTATTTGCAGGTCATAATTACCTGAATCAACAACCGCGACGCCTGGCATCAGGCAATGTTCAGAGCCAACGGCCCTGCACTCCGTGAGTAGGCGCGCAACGCGTTGACAACAGATTCACCAATTTCGGCGCTCGTCGAGAGTCCGCCAGTCACGTTGATAGTTACGCCGCCACCGTTGCTCATGCGGTCTAACGGGATTACGGCTTCTGGGCCTGCTTCGCCTATCAGGGCAAGAGTTGGGCCTGTCACAATTCCACCTTCGGCAAAGCGTGGAATCCCCATGCGTCCTGCAACTGGTCGCGGTGCTTCCGTACCACCCAATTTAGGGACTGAAATTGTCGGTGCTTTTGGAATGTCTGGTAGCAACGGGATGGCGTTGTATGCGCTGATGATTGCGTTTACCGCGCCAAGTGCAGCATTGACCATGCCAGCAAAGAAGCCAATCACGGTGTTGACGATTGCGTTGATGCCGTCACGGAACCACTCAAACTTGTTGTAAGCGGCAACCAATGCAACAACAAGTAACGCAACGCCTGCAGCAATCAGGCTGAATGGGTTGAGTGCCATAGCAATGTTCGTGACAACAATGGCTGCAGCGACCGCTCCGATTGCGGCAGCGATTGCTAAGAATGCTTTTGGGTTGTCTTGAGCCCATGCAGCAAACTTGTTAAGCACAGGTAGCACGGCTTCCAGCACAGGCAACAGGGCGGCACCGATTGACTCTTTGGTTTCGCCAATTGAGTTTTTAAGAATCTTCATTTTGCCTGCAGCGGTTTCAGCACTCTTGGCAGTAGCACCGCCAAACGTTCCGCCAAGCACGTCCATGACTTCGTTGAGGCTTGCGCCTTCTTTAATCATGGTTGACATCTCTGGGCTCAATGATCGAAGCGCCTTAAAGTTGCCCTGGTATGCCTTGGCAAGCGCGTCAGCGACGCTGGCAGAATCCATGCCGGTGGCCGTGCTGATGTCCATGACAAGGTTCATGTCGTTCATGGCAATGCCGACATCTTTGGTACCGCGCACAAGAGCTTCTAAGGCTTTGCGATACTCGGTGTCAGCAACGCCAGACGCTCGAGACATTGCGCTGATCTGCTTTTCTACTTGTGCGGTTTGTGCTGCTCCAGCGCCAGTCACATTCTGCAAAGTAAGCGCTAACGCCGCCTGCTCTTGTTGATCTTCCATGGCGGCTTTGGTTGCGTCACCAAGCGCGATAGCCAAACCGCCGAGCGCCGCAGCTGCAGGAATCGCCGCTTTCTTAATAGCAAACTGCGCTTTTTCGCCGACGGTCTCAAGTTGCTGGAACTGTTTGACAGCCTTCTTTACCCCTGTGCCGTCAAACTCGCTGATGATCGGGATATTGATTGCCATTACGCGGTCTCTCTGTTCGCTTCTTCCATGACGCGCTTAACCAGTTGCTCCATCTCGGACATGACATCGTTTTCGCGTTGCTCGTACGCCTTCCACATTACTCGCGAACGATCACCGTAGCGTTCACTTAATTCGCGCCCTAATGCGCCTTCCATGGATGTGTCAAACATTGTGCCAGTCGCGCCCTGCCATTGAATAACAAACGTGCCGACATTCGACTTGTTACCACCGTATTCCTTAATGTTTCGCGTGTTGATTTTGGCAGCAATCTTCTGTTTCATGCCTGGTATCCACGGCAACATCTTGAACCCTGATCGAGTGCTCCAGTTGCGCGCCATACCAGACAACGGCACACGAGACGGCACAAGCTTGTTGGCGTCATCAATAACAGGCTGGACAATCTTCTTGTAATCTTTAGTGATTTCACGGCGCAAAGATTTATCAATTTTGTTGAGCGTCTTCAAGGCATCTTTAAGCCCGACAACCTCAATCTTTGTTGACACTTGGTTCACGTCATCTCCGTTTTTTGTTTGCCTCGTTAAGCACTTTAATGACCGTTGCTAAGTCTTTTGAGTCAAACACAATGTCGCTGGGCCACCAACCGACCGCGACCAATACTTCTGCTAATTGGCGGCGGTAGGTGCCGCGTCCGTAGGGTTTGGGTCTGTCTCGTCCAGTACCGGCAGAATGTCGATGTCAGGGTTTTTGCTTAACCATTCGCGCCAATTGTCACCAACTTGCTCGCCTTTGATTTTCAAGATTGTGTGCATCCAGCAGGCGTAATCCGAGTACAACGGGTTTGCGGAGAGCTGTTGAATGTTGCGACGTTCAAGTCGTTCCCATTCAGTTACCACAAACAGGTTTGTGTAGTAATATTCGGGGGCGCTGTCGGGGGTGCGCTTTAACTGCAACTTGATTTTCATGTGTCTCCTATGTCGGCTTGGAGCCGTTGATTATGCGGTGGTGTCAACCGAGTACGTGCCGCCCTGTAGCTCGATCTCGTAAACCGAAAGCTCTCCCAAGGACGCGTTCACGACAGGCAGGCTAGAAAAATAAGTGTCGGTCAAAATAAAGCCTGGATTAGTTGCCGAATCAGCAGCGCTACTTGGATTTACTTTGACGGTGCACTTAGTGCCAAGCAACGGTGCAAGAACCGCGTACGACTCTGACGCTGCATACGATGCGTACACAGTCAAGGTCAATGAGTTGCTAAACAAGCCTGCAGTCATGGTGCGTGAAGTCTGACCAAATGCGGTGTCTTCAAGAGCTTCTGCAGTCACAGTCAACGTCGCTGCGCTGACCTGATCGGTGATGTCAACAATGGTGCCGATTGCGGTTCCAATCTTGACTGTTGGGTTCGAGAGGTAAGTTGATGCTGGCATGTTTGCTCCTTAAGTTCTGATCTGATAGTAGATGATTTGTATTCGGTAGTTGTGGATTATGCGGTTTGGGCTTGGATAGCGCAATCAAGGTCGTAACACGGGTACAACGCGCCACCGATCTCAAGGCTTGACGGACGGCCAGCCATAACGATGATCGGCGAGTTAAGCACACTTGCAACAATGCTTAAGATCGAGCGGAGCACCGGCAGACCTGCAGGCCCAGAGCCAATGACCTTGATTGGGAACTCAAGGCGCACAATGTTGCCGTTGCCAGCAAACGTGGTGAAGTTTGGCGCGTCCAAATAGACCGAGTTAGGAACGAGACGTGTTGGGTCATTTATTACACGGAGCCCAGACACAGCGGTCAGCGTTGCGGTGACGTCATCAATCGCTTCGTTAAACAGGTCGGTGTAGGACATTAGGCAACCGCTGGACGAGGGATGCCGAGCAGCTGCTTGACGATCGGGGTCAGGCTTTGTTGTGGTGCCGAACCCATGCCATCAAACGTGGCGTAGGTTGCCTCTATTGAGCCCCTAGAGCGCCACAGAGCGGCGCAATACATCAGGGTGCCCAATGTGACGTCGCCACCTGGTGAGACGCTTAGCGAGTCGATATACGAAGACTCCTGACGCCTGCGATAACAGAACTGGTTGCCAGCCGACACGGATTGCGTGAGCAACGTGTAGTCATCTGATGGGTTTGTGATCGTGATGCCAAGATAAGACATGACCTGCGCGGCAGTCACCCAAGTGCAAACAGGGTCGTTGGCAACAGTCCCAGACGCTGCGACACGCTCAACATCGCTTGCGGTCTTGGCGTATAGCACCTGATCAGCGATCGGAACCTGATAGTCGTACAGCAGGTCGCCCTGCGTATCAATACCAAGAAACAAATACTGTGGCAATGCGCGCACCGAGTAAGTGCCGTTGAATGTTGCGTCAACTCCAGCGACCGTGATTGAACTGCCGACTGCAATCTCCGATGGGGTTAGGAGTTGCAGTACGGCAAAGTTGTCAATCAGGTATTTGTTAGTAACTGTGTATGTAGCCATGAGCGGATGCTCCGCTCTCGACTAAGCCTGGGTGATCTTGCGAATCATGCCACCGATTGCAGCAAAGGTGCTGACGTATCCGTGGAATGACATGTTGCGTCCCAAGACTGCTGGCTGTTCAACGCTCATGAGGCCACGGATTGATTCGTAGAACTCGTAAGCATCGCCTGCACCTTGACCAACGCGGGTAATGATCATGGTCTTGGCAGCGAAGTTGCTGTCAACTACCAACTGCAAGCCGAGTGGGTTGCCGTTCCATGAAGATGCCTGACCGCCACCAAGTGCGTTCTGACCGGTGAGGCCAGCGCCGATGAATGGGAATACTGGACGGCCAGTTGTGTCGGCAAGTTGTCCAAGTTGGCCCCATACGTCTGGGCTTACGAACATGTGTGTAGGTGTCCAGTTTCGGTTTGATGAAATGTCAACTGCCGAGTCATAAACAGACTTCAGCAAGTCGGCTACGGTGCCGTCCCAAACGCCTGACGAGTTTGCTGCGGTGAGCAAGTTGTCTGCAGCCAAGTTGTCAGAAGCAATCATGTATTCGCCCATGAGGTCATTCAAGATCAATTGCATTGCTGCAGGTGAAGTGAAGTCAATGTCCTGAACTGACAGCGTTACTTGACCAGCAAGTGT